AAGTTGTTCAGTGGTGAGATGTTCAAAGGCTTCCAGCATAACGCAATTGCTAGAGACCTTGTAATGAAGAGAACCCTAAAGAATGGGAAATCATTACAGTTCATCTACACGGGACACACAAAGGCTGAGTACCATGTACCAGGCCAGAGCATTCTCGGTAACTCCGACGGATCACCTCCAGTAGCAGAGAAGACCATCACGGTTGACGATCTACTAATCTCAAGTGCATTCGTATATGAGTTAGATGAGACACTTGCACACTATGAATTGAGGGGAGAAATCTCTAAGAAGATTGGTTATGCATTAGCTCAAAAATATGATAGGCTAGTATTCCGTGCTATTGCACGTGGAGCTAGAGCCGCTTCTCCTATCACTAAGTCTGGTTTCGTAGAACCAGGTGGAACACAGATTCGTGTTGGTACTAACAACCAAGCATCTGACGCTTATGTATCTGCATCATTAATCAATGCATTCTATGATGCTGCAGCTGCTTTAGATGAGAAAGGTATTAGTTCTGAAGGACGAGTAGGTGTACTTAACCCACGTCAATACTATGAACTAATCCAAGCTGTAGGTTCTAATGGACTAGTTAACCGTGATACTCAAGGTACTGCACTACAAAGTGGTAACGGAATCATTGAGATTGCTGGTATCAAAATCTACAAATCAATGAACATTCCATTCTTCAGTACATATGGTACTAAGTTTGGTTCAGCTTCTGCTACAAACCCTGGGGTAACATCTCCTCAGAATGTAGGTTCATTCGTCGGTGAAGCTATCGAAGATGCTGCTAACGACGTAACTGGAATCAACAACGAGTATGGTGAAGAGACAGAATTTGCCAACTCTTGTGGACTTATATTCCAGAAAGAAGCTGCTGGTTGCGTAGAAGCAATTGGACCACAAGTTCAAGTAACTTCTGGTGATGTATCAGTTGTATACCAAGGTGATGTGATCTTAGGTCGCCTCGCAATGGGAGCTGACTACCTCAATCCAGCTGCTGCTGTTGAACTAGTTGCTGGTGCTGCTGCCGGATCTTCTGGTAACGCTGCATTCTAAGCACGTTTTATGGGGGCTCTTCGGAGTCCTCTTTTTTTTTATATATAAATATTATGCCTTTTCCAACCACTAACGCCACTCAAGAATTACCAGCTATAAATCAAATCCTGTCGTCATGTGGTCAGGCTCCTGTAACGACGTTGGACACAACCAACCCTGACGTTGCGATTGCATACGATACATTGTTACAGGTATCCAGAGAAGTGCAAGCAGAAGGATGGACTTTTAATAAAGAATATCATTACGAGTTCACACCTGATACAAATGATGAAATACTAATACCTAATAATATACTACAAATTAAGCTAAGTGAAAACTCTGCTAATATGGAATTTGATGGTATTCGTAGGAGTGGTAAATTATATGATAGACAAAACCATACATACAAATGGAAAGATATAGCTACACCTGTAGAATGTGATCTTGTTTGGGAATTTGATTGGGTAGATTTACCTGAACCTATACAAAACTTCATTACTTCTAGAGCTGCTGTACTTGTATCACAAAAAATTGTAGGAGATCAATTTCAATATCAAACATTACAGCAACAAGAAGCATATGCTAGAGCTACAGCTTTAGAATATGATACACAACAAGGACAGTATACTTTCTTTGGACACCCCCAAGATCAACAAAATTACTATCAAAGTTATCAACCATATCACGCACTTAAAAGATAATGCCAGCAGTAACCCAACGAATTGATAATTATCTAGGTGGGGTATCCAAACAATCTGATGATAAGAAGCGTCTAGGACAAGTAAGAGAATGTCTTAATGGTTATCCTGACCCTACCTTTGGTCTAACTAAAAGACCAGGATTTAAATGGATAGCTAACTTAGGTACTGGAACTACTTATGATGCATCAAGGTGGTTTTATATAGCTAGAACTACAACAGAAAAATATATAGGATGTATTAAACCAGCCCTAGGAGGCTCTACAGGAGACATAGATATATGGAATGCTACAACAGGTGCTGCATGTACTGTTAACTATGGTACAGGGGCACAGGCATACCTTACAGGTGCTCGTACAAACTATGATATACTAACTGTACAAGATACATCTATCATAACAAACAATTTAATAACAGCTAATAAGATAGCTGACCCTACCTTTATAGCTAATACAAGAGCTACTCTAGTTTTAAGTTCAGCAATGACTACTGGAGAAGTCTTCAAAGTAACTATAAATGGTAGTGCTGCTACTTATACTATACAAGCTAATGATACTTATAATGATGTTACAACTGGTATTAAAACTGCTATAGATAATTTAAGTGTAACAGGTTTAACCGTAACTAAGTATCAGAACTCTTTAGAATTAGATAGAGTAGTAAGTGGTACAAGAACTGCTTTTACTATTGTTGCAGAAGGTGGTATAGATAATAGTAAACTAGATGTATTTCAAGATCAAGTAGATAACGTATCACAACTACCTAGGCATTCATTTCATGATCATGTAGTTAAAGTTATTAATACTGCATCTACTAATGATACATACTTTGCTAAATTTGTAGCTGATAATGGTACATCAGGTGTAGGTTACTGGGCTGAAACATTAGATCCTAGTAAATCTACTGGACTTGATCAGGCTACAATGCCTCATGAATTATTAAATCCTTCTACTAATACCTTTACATTTCAAAAAATAACTTGGACACCTAGAAAAGTTGGTGATGATGTCACTAACTCACACCCAAGTTTTGTAGGAAAGAAAATACAACAAGCTTTCTTCCATAATAATAGACTCGGATTCTTATCGGAAGATAATGTGTCTATGAGTCAATCTGCTGAATATTATAATTTCTACCATACATCAGCTCAGATCATAACTGATGCTGACCCCGTAGATATTAATGCTTCAGCTATTAAACCTGCATCATTACACGGAGTATTACCAACAACACAGGGATTAGTATTATTTAGTAAGAATCAGCAGTTCCTTATGTCATCTGCTGATGGTATACTAACTCCAACAACAACGTCTATTCGTACAATATCAAACTATGAAATGGACCCAGATGTTGACCCTGTAGATACTGGTACAAACATAAACTTTTTAAGCAAAACCCCTAGTTATACACGTATATTCGGCATGGTAACTAGAGGACAAGATGAAAACCCTCAAGTATTAGACATAGGTAGAGTTGTAAACGAATGGGTTCCAGCTACAGTAGATACATTTACTGCTAGCCCACAGAACCAATTCATAGTTCTATCAAGTCAGTCTGATCGTAAGGTTTACTTCTATCGTACTTATAGCGATGGAGAAAAAAATCTAGTACAAGCTTGGTTTAATTGGGAACTACCTGGTACAGTGCAGACAGTAGCTGTTGATTCTGATGATATGTATGCTGTTACTAAACAAGGTAATCAGTTTACTTTAAGTAAAGCTAGCTTAAGTCAGAGTCCAGAAGATGCTATTATTGTTAATAATGAAGGAGCTAAAATTAATCCATGTGTAGATTTATATGCTACTGCTAGTTCAGTTGCTTATGATACTACTAATAACTTTTCTAAATGTTATATACCTTGGAATAATGTAACAGGATTAACACCTGTTCTAATTATTAAAGGTACAACAGCTACAGGTAACTTTATTGAATCAGGATTTACTGTAACACCAGAAGTCATTACTGATGATGGTAATCCATATTTCAAAGTATTCTTTAAGAATCTAACAAGTGTAGCTAGTGATGTTATTGTAGGATGGAAATATGATTTAGATGTTATTTTACCAAAGACTTACTTTAGATTAGATGATGCTCAAGAGCTAACAGATTTTACATCTAGTTTAACAATAGCACGAATGAAATTCGCTGTAGGTTTATCTGGAGTTATGGCTTTCAAATTAAAATCTACTGGTACTTTACAAGGATCTAAATCGTATACTGGTGATGGTAGTACTACTATCTTCAGTTGGAATGAAGATGATTTAAGTTATATAGATAAAGATCAAATCAAAGTTAAAATAAATAACGTTGTATCTACTGCATTTACAGTATCAGGAGATACACAAGTAACCATGAGTAGCGCACCAGCTAGTGGTGACAGTGTATTAATATACATTGACGAATGGTATAACTTAAATCCTACGCAAATGGCTGATACATATTTAGCTAATGATATTGCGTTATCTGATCAATCGGTATTTACTATACCTATACATCAGAAGACAACCAACTTCCAATTAAGAGTCTTTAATGATTCTCCATTTCCAGTGTCTCTAAACTCTATGATGTGGGAAGGAAGTTACTCACCAAGATATTACAGGAGACAATAACAAACATGTTAGAAGGATTATTATTACATACTATTGCATTTCCACATATCTTTGGATTCTTACCAATACTTGTTGGTGCTTTAGGTGCTGCCTTATTACCAGGTGCAGCTACAATGGCTGTTGTAGGTACAGGAGCTATGGCTGGTGCTATGTATATGGGTACTGAAAAAGCTGCTAAAGCTGCTAGAGATCAAGCAAATGCAGCTAATGATGCAGCAACTAGAGCATACTGGTATAATACAGAGAATTGGAATTTAACAAAACAAAGACTTATAGATGATCATGAGTTCTTAACTGAACAAGCTAAAATAAAAGCTGCTAATGAACAGACTCGAGCTAACTTTGCAGATGCTACAAATGCACAGCAATATCATTATAATTTACAAATAAGAAATGCAAGACAAGAATCTAATTTAAAACAGTATGCTAAATCAGAAGAAGTTTTCGGTAGTCAAATCTCTCTTAATGCTGTAGAGGCTGAAGCTGCAAAACATAATGAAATGAGAGCTTTACAAGAAGCTCATGCAGAAGCTGCATTTGAAGCAGATGATGCCTATCTAGAGAATTTATCTAGAGAAGGTACTTTAAGATCTAGAGGTATTAAAGGTAGAAGTATAGGTAAAGCTACACAAGCTACTTTAGCAGATTATGGTAGACAAATGTCTCTTATTAGTGAATCATTATCTAGTGCTGGTAGAAATACTAGAGCTGTGTTAAAAGAGATTCAACGTAGTAGATTCTCAGCAGACCTTGCTGCTTATGCACAGAAGATGTTAGAACCTGGTGTAGAGCCTATGCCTATTATACCTTATGCTACTCCAGTAGCTCAGTATCAATTACCTAGAGCATTAACAGAGGCTGACTTTGGTGCTAAACCTGTTATGGGTGCAACTTATAATCCTAATGCTGCTTCTGCTGCTGTATGGGGATCAACTATTAGTGGTATAGCTGGACAAGCTATGGGTCATTTAGATTGGAAAGCTATTGGTAAAAGTTTTGTAGGAAAATCGTAAACCATGGCTAATGAAATAACAAAACGGAAGCTACAAAGACACGAAAGAGGTGGTCGAG